GCTTGGATCGCAGTTCCGAACATTTAACAAATTTTGACATACGATCTTCGGGCGATTTTTCGGCTGGAAAGCCGCATGTCTCCGTCGTGCGTTTTGTGTGGCTTTGCACAAGTTTTAGGCAGATTTCTGGTGTTCTTGACTTGTGCCGCGTCTTGTGGTACATTCCGTGGCATCGAAGTTTCGGAGTCTGATATGAACTGCCTGACGGTCGAGAAAGAACGTTACGTTGTACCAAAGTTCGTTGAAATGCGAAAGATCATTACGGAATCTGGTGCTAGGATCAAGAGCACTGCGGATTCTGTTGGTCACGTGTGGTTTGGTGCGATGTTAGGAACCCTTGTTGCATCTCGCATATGGCGCCAACCAGTGGGGATCGCTTTTTGGGTGAAACAGTTTGAGGGGGTTGACCCACAACAAAGCGAGCGTGTGCTTCAAGCTATGCTAAGGATGGGGTATCTCGAAGACATTACACGCGGCCGCCGCGGGAAAGATGAAGAAGGTAATGTCCAAGGCGCCAAAGCACTGATCAGACCATCATTCGAAGTCTTGAATCTGGTAGAATGGGGTGAAACCCACCTATCATGCCGTGGGTGCAACCAGACCGCCAGAAGCATCGCCTATGGGGAAGCGACTGCTTTCAAGGCGCACTATTGCGAACCCACCATGGGCAAGAAGTCGGAAGAAGACGCAAAGTTTCTTTGGCAATATTCGCAATACGTTCATGGGAAGACAAACGCCCCGACGAATCGCGGGTTTGTCAGGCGGTTTGGTGAGAACCTGTTCACTGGTGGTAGGATTGATTCCGACTATCAGCATCTTTCCAAGGAAGACAGAACAAAAATCACTATCAAAGGTGAGGCGACCGAAGAACTGGACTACCCAGAGAACCACCCAAGGATTCTTGCGGCCGTTTCTGGGTTTGATCTTGCTGGCGTGTATGAAGTGGTTCCGTGGTGTACACGTGCGGAAGGAAAGCTTGCTGTCAATATCATCCTGAACTCACCGAACCCAGAAGCGACCATGGCCCACACCATGGATTGGACGATGGACAAGATTATGACGTTTTTTGCAATAATGCGCTCCGAATTCCCAGAACTGATGCGATACTCTGGAAAGCAGGTCGGGCTTCAGCTTCAGTACATCGAATCGGAAATCATCATGGGTCTTATGCGCAAAATGCATAAGCAACGTGAAGTGTGCTTGCCCGTGCACGATAGTCTGATAGTCAGACGGGGCATTGCACCGACCGTTCGTTCCATGATGGCCGACGAATGGCAGTCGGTGGTTTCAAAGTATCAAGGCATTGATCTGACCGAAGAACTGAAACGGGACATTTATCGAATCAACTTTGGCCTTCGTAGGAGGAAGAATGTTAAGGATGTTTTCATAAATACCAAAAACACAACTGGAGACGCCCATGTTGAATGATTTTGTAAACTTCTTCGACTTGTTCGATGTAATCGCTCTGATGACTATTATTGGTATCCTGATGTCTGGTCGCAGGCGTGTCAGACTGGCCAACGACGCTCACCTAGAAATGATCTATGCTCTTCGTAGCATCCGTGCCCAAATGCTGGGCATTGAGATGACCACACAGAGTATCAAGCTTGAACACCAGCAGTTGCGCGATTCCATCACCACAATGAATGAACGGCTGCAGTGCATGCAGCGGCAGATTGACAATCAGAAGTAACCGTTGTACAATGACATTTCCTTTCCTTTGGAGTAAACAGAATGAGCAAAAATGAAACCATTTCCTTTGATCCGTCGCAACATCTTTGGGTTGAAAAGTATCGCCCACAACGGATTGAGGATTGCATCCTCCCAGAGCGTCTGAAACAGACGTTCCAAAACTTCGTTACCGCTGGCGAGTTTCCGTCTCTTCTGCTGTCTGGTGGTGCTGGTGTGGGAAAAACCACTGTGGCAAAAGCGCTTTGCAATGAACTGGGGATTGATTGGATTCTCATTAACGCGTCCAGTGAGCGCGGCATTGACGTGCTTCGAAACGAAATAACGTCGTTTGCCTCAACTGTCAGCTTCGGTGGTGGTAAGTTTAAGTGTGTCATTCTCGATGAGTTTGACCATTCAACCCCACTACTCCAAGCCGCCATGCGGTCGGCCATCGAAGACTTCAGCAAGACGTGTGTGTTCATTGGGACCGTCAACTACCCCAACAAGATCATTGACCCGCTGAAGTCACGTATGTCACTTATTGACGTGACACCGACCAAAGAAGAAAAGCCAGAACTGGCTGCTACCTTCTTCGCCCGCGTGAAACAGATTCTCAAGAATGAGAATGTTGACTTCACCACGGCTGCAATTCGTGAACTGATCCTGCGTCACGCCCCAGATTATCGCCGTATTCTGAATGAACTCCAGAAACTGGGTCAGGCTGGCGTCAAGATCGATGAGGAAGCAGTTGCGACAACCACTAAGGACGTGCAAATCACACGTCTGGTGGCCGCAATGAAGGCCAAAGACTTCCCGTCTATGCGTCAGTGGGTTGCAGCAAACATTGATAACGACGTTAACATCCTGTTCCGCCGTCTGTATGACGCCCTGTCCGACATTCTGGAACCTTCATCCATCCCAGAGGCCATCATTCGGATTGCCGAATACCAATTCAGGGGCGTCACTTGCCCCGACCCAGAAATCAACTTCACTGCATGCTGTCTTGAACTGATGGTTCTCGATTTCAAGGGGTAAACCATGGCAGTATTTGACATTTTCAAAGACTGGATGCCGTCCATCAATGAGAAACGTTCTTATCTGTTTGATGGGGTTGATACTGAAACGGTTGAGAAAGAATACCCCGCCTTCATGGTGAATCGTGCTCTTTCACAGACAGCGGATACAGTCTTTGCGGCAAATGAGATTCAGCGGTATGCAAGCACTTTGGACCCTAAATTACAGTATGACTTCCTTTACCACTTCATCCCGAAGAAGAAACGGTTTGGAAAGTGGGCCAAGGGAGAGAAACACGAAGAAGTTTCGCTGATCATGGATTGCTATAACGTTTCGCGACGGAAGGCTGAAGAACTTCTCCCCCTTCATAGTGAAGATGACTTTAATAGCATGAGAGAATATTTGAATAAGGGTGGTAAACATGGCAAAGATTTGGGTTGATTATGATGAGATTCTTTCTCGCGCAGTAGAAATCGAACCACTGGATAACTCACAGTTCGCAATCGTGCGTGAAACGCTAACTCGCATGGGGCATGCCCGCGAAAGTGGTACTGAACTGGTTCAGGTGGCGCACATCCTGTCCAAGAAAGGCAAATACTACATCATTCACTTTAAGCTACTGTATGAACTGGACGGCCGCTTCAGTACGTTTGGTACGCGCGACGAAGGTCAAATGAACACAATTGCTGCCCTACTGGAACGCTGGGGAATGGTGAAGATCGTCAACAAAGACCGTCTGAAGATTTTCGCCGACCCGCGCGATATCGACCTAGTTCGTCACGGCGACAAACAGAAGTGGAACCTCGTTGCCCGCTATAAGTTTGGTCGCAACGCAGAATAAACACGATGGGCGCCTTGTGCGCCCATTTTCACATAAAGGATTGAAAATGCTTAATGAGAACGTTTCTCAAAACCAGCTAGTAGCCGATCGGCTTCTGGCAAACGTCTTTGGTGTGATGGTGTTCTATTCTCTCGGTAGCACCCCTGCGCTGCGTGAAATTCTGCAGGCGTTCAAAGCGACCACGCCGCAGACACTGGGTGATTCGGAAATTGAAAGCACCATCAAGGATGCCCTGAATGTCGGCCTGATCCGTCAACAAACCGCCGTCCATCTGGTGAAACTGTTTATTGGTATGAAGGGCAAACGCCTGAAACCAGAAAGCCTAACTGATGCGCTTCTGGGTGGCCTGATGGCAGAATGTCGCTTCCAAGTAGTGAAACCACATGTTCTGTTCCGTGGTCTGGTGAAGCAGGTGTCTGATGGTGATATGGCAGTCCGTCAGATGGTCGCTGACATGTATAAAACCATGAAGGCCCGTAAGAAAGAGTTTATCGGAGTGGTCGGGGCCTTTATGGACATTGGCCGCAGATACGCACAGAAACTTGGCCTCGAATCTGAAGGCGATGGTCTGGAACTTTCGTTGGAACCAGTGGAAGAACCGAAAATCGATTATGTTTCTCGGTTTGTCGAACTGGTGGTTTCATCAAACATCCCCAGAAACGAAGCTTTCGAGATTATTCAGAACGCTGATAGGGAAGACCTTCTGAAAGCCGTCCGTGCCCGTGTGAAGGAAGACAAACAGTATTCGCTTGCATTTTACAAGATGCTCTTCTTGACGCCGTATAGCATTGTAGGGCCGTTTGGTGAAAGCATGCTTCGCGCCATGATGACAGAGTTTTCGGACCTACCGAACCGACCGAAAGTGGAAGAAGTTGGCCTGTACCTGACAGACCTGATTGATCGCCTTCAAGCGGCCCAAACGGACCCGCATAATGTGGACCAGTTCGCCAAGATGTTTGTCACGACGGCCGACCTGTCCGAGAAGCGGGAAATGCTGAAGGTTGCGCTGTCGTTCGTTGGCAACGCCGATTTAACCACCATCAAACAGTTTCACAATGCACTGGGTGTTTCGTTTGAAGACATTCTGGAATGGACAATCAACGACACACCAGCGGCAGTGGCTGATCTGGTGAAGGATCAAGCATATGCTGGCATGATCAATGGAACCATTATCGAGCGATTGAAAGAAGCAAACGTTCCATACATCGGCCTGCTTTCGATTCTGTCCAAGACTGATCTTGATGCCAGCCAATATGTTTCGCAGGAAGACCTTAAAGCAGCAGTCGAACGCGGCCAGCAACAGATCAAGCAGTATGCTGCAAAGTTTGTGGTTGCCGACGAACTGAAGGGAATTGCTGATAAAGCCAAGGAATCGTATCTGTCTGGGAACACCAGTGCGCTGGATATCCTTTCGGCAGCACTGTCCAGTGTCGAACTTCGGGAAGTGCTTGAATCAATCCCAGCAAAGGACATTATCGAGAACCACCCGACCGCGCTTTGCAATCGCACCATCGTCGAGACACTATCACCGCAGAAACTTACCGCGATAGCAAATGAAGCTGACGAATCGTATGTGGTTGAAGGCATGTTTGAAGTGCTTGCAACATCGAAGCGTAAACTTGGCCCATCGGAATTTGCATATATCCTGAATAACCTGAAAGTTGCTGGTGTCAACGTATGGTCTGCGAAGGAACTGATTACCAATGAAGTGATTGAAGGGGCTTCGGATTATCTGGAAGCTCTTGAAAGCGGTCTGGTTCGTACTGACCTGAAAGACCAGTTGCTGAATATGATTGGTCAAGACGCCACCGCGATCAAAACGGCCCGCGAACTGAACAAGGTTGATCTGATCCACCCGACGAAGATTCTTTCCCCAGAGAAAATGCTCGATGTGCTTCAGATTAACAACATCAGCATCACACCGTCGGAACCACCGAAGAACGGCGAACGGATTGCCGACTATCTGAAACGGATTCCAGCCGCCAGTATTGGCGAACTTCACGCCGAAGATGAGAACCTTTCTCAAGCAGAGCTGGAACGCCGCTCTGTAGAGTATGACGTGTTCAACGCATACCGCCATGGTAACGTATCCGTGCTATTCGAGAAATCGTTCTCGCTGACGGTTCCAGTGATGGAAGAAGGTATGAAACGATTTGAGGCTGAAGTGCGCGACCGTGGTGATGATCCCAACTTCATGTCACCGATGTTTCATGGCACCAGCAGTCTTGCGGCGTCATTCATCTGCCGCAACGGGTTCCGCATCATTGAAGAATCGTCTGCTATCCAGATTACTGGCAAGGCGATCGGCAACGGTGTGTATGTGACAAACGTTCTCGATAAGGCCAGCGCCTATGTGTCTGATGATGGATTTGACCAGACCACTGGTTCCCGCGGTGGGTACCTTCTGGAAATGGATTGCCTGTTGGGCCGTAGGGGTTCTGAATGGGACGCCACGGGCCTTGCTGGTGAGATCAACACCACGGGCTATCTGTCGCCAGAATGGGTTCTGTTCCGTCCGAATGAGCAACTGCGCATCACCAAAGCGCATCGGGTGCGGATCATCCCAGCAGAAGAGATGCAACGTCTGCATCAGCGCTACGGTACAAATGAGAATGTGTTTCAAGTGAAGTCCTTCAAGACGTTTGTGAATGAAGGTTACGCGCCAAAACGTGATTGTGTATCATACATCTTTGCTGATGGTATGATTCCGACCAAGGGCGGAGAACTGAAACGCTGGTCCGAGTATCCGCAGACTGGCAATGTACGAGTTGAACCGTCTGGTATGGGTCCGATTGTTAAAATCTTTAACAATGATGGTCTGAACCAAACGTTCTACGTGAAGTCAAGTGCTGTATTCTTGAACAGTCAAGATGAACTGGAACGGTTCCTGTCCCTGATCTAAGCCACAAAGCCCGTTGAGCACCGCTTGACGGGCTTTTTCTTTGTGGTATGATACATAACTGCAGTAGTTCCCACGTCTAAGAAGTGATGATATGATCCAGATTTCCGAAAATTCCATCTACACCAATGCGGCCAGCAAGAAAGAGTTTCTGGCTGACAAACAGCGGGTTATTGATGCGTTCCTGATCAACTTCCTAGGGCAAGTCGGTCTGTATCAGCACGGCAAAAAGGCCAAACTGGTCGCCTCGCTGAAGGCAGACGATAACGTTCGCCTGAACGCCATCACGGATGAGCACAAAGACCTGGCCGTAACTCTGAAGGCGGCCTTCCAGATTGGCGCAATCAAGCTGGCCAACGGCAACCGCTTCACGAAGTTCATTCTTGAACTGAAACAAGGCAAACTGCAGTCAGAAGACGTTACTGATGCCGCCGTTCGTCAGCTTCTGAAAGGCATCAACTTCAAGGCGTTCCTTCCATCACAGAAGATGAAAGTCATTCTCAATGACTTCGTTGATGGAGGCACGCTGTCTGCTGCGGTGAAGGCAATCTATCAACTGGTCAAGGTCAACAAGCAGTATACCCAGCTGGGCCAAGAGTTCATGGAACTTGCCCGCCAGTATGTCGGCGTGCTGGGTGATGATGCTCAACCAGCTGATGAACCCGTTTCAGCTGGTTCCGCCTTCGGTGACACGGAACACATTCCAGCCGCACCAGTGTTCCAGAAACAAGACCCGAAAGAAGGCCCGATCGATACCAATGAGGGTAACCTTTACGATATCGTCACAGCCCGCGACGCAAAGGCCCGCGCCAAGGATTTTGGCTTTGATTTCGACATTAAGGCACATGCCGAAGAGTTCGCTCGCCGCCTGCTGGCCGCTTCGAACGTCAACCGCTATGCTGCTTCAGTGCTGGGTCATGCGCTGTCTGGTGCCATCCTGAAGCATAAACTGGCTGATCTGGCCCTGCTGGTGCTGCTGCAAGCTGCACAACAGTACGATTACCAGAACGCCGCGCAGGCTGAAGCCGACGCTAAAGACCTTGATCCGAAACTGAAGGAAATCGCCAAAGGCGCGACCGTCTGGGGCATGACGCTTGCAGACGCTCAAGGCATTGTTGAGCGCAACTTCCCGAAGATGGCCACCAATGAGCATTTCATCACTACGATGATGCCAGCGGTTGATCGTGTTTTCGGTGTCAAGGTTGACGCCGAAGAACTGAAGACCGCCATTGCTCTTAACAACACGCCGAAATCAGATATCGCCAAGGAAATCTTTGGTGCTGCTGGAAGCAAGGCGTACGAAGTTGCCCGCAAATACGGCATTGATCTGACTGTTAAGGCTGCCAGCAGCGCCGTTGTTGACTGGTTCGAACAAAACAAACCAGAAGTTGTGCAGAACATCAGCATCAATAATTGGCTGAAAGGTATGGGTAAAGCGATGATTGCTGCTGGTGATGCCCGTTCGTGGTTCATCGGCTGGCTGATCGCTGGCCAAGAATCGGTGCGTGCCAATCTACCCCACCCGATTGAAACGCTTGCTGAAGCGTTTGCGAAACAGCCGCAGCTAATCACTGGTGCTCAGGGCGTGTTCGGTAAGGACGTTACTGCCATGACCCGCTATGTTGCTGGTGTGGTCAAAAAGGTTGTTATTGACGGCCTTCAAGGCCAGTATGGTACTGATAACTTCCTGCCACGGTCCGAAGACAGCGTACAGACGTTTGACCAATACGCTAAAGCTGGCTATGATCTGAACGCAATTCTGCCTTCCGACCAATGGTTCCGTCTGGCGGTTCTGGTTGCCGCGAACAAGCAGGTTGGCACCAGCACCTACCATGAGGCCATCAAGGCGGTCGGTGTGAAACAGCGTCAAGACGGTGAGAAAATCATCATCGATGTGACGGATGCACCAGAGAAATTCAAGGTGTCGTTTGCAGATTACATCGAGGCGGGTGTTATCAAGCAGTGTGGTACGAATGTTGCTTTTGAACTTCCGAAATCAAAACCAGAAATCACCGAAGCAGATATCGTTGACATGCTGTCTGGCACGAAACGTCCAGATATCGATCTTGCAGAAAACAAGGAAACAGTTCTTTCGCTGGTGAAGACTTGGATTGAACGTGCTGGTAGCAAGATGCCTCGCGGCGCGACTAGTAGCGAAATTGGTCTGTGGATTAAAGCAGTTGCCACAGAGTTGTATTCGTTCCTGACACTGGTAAATCTGTATACAGTAGCGGCCGCCAAGAATGGAACGGGGATTCTAGAAGCAGCCATTGAGGCATATCAGCCGTCCGATAAACTGCCGATTCTGAAATGGAATGGCTTTGGTGCGGTTGATATGTTCATTTCAATCCGCGAATCCATTTCAAGCCACCTTTCAAGCGTCGTTGCGGCGGTTCCAGTGGACCAGATGCAAGATTTCGTGCGGAATAACACGAATTTCTTGAAGCTGGTCGAACGGAAGGGAATCAACACCGTTGACGGTCTTGTAGGCGCGCTCATCAAAACACAGCCGACTAACCGCAGACTGGTTCTTCTGAACGCACTGCGGGATGTTTACAAAGGTGCCGATGCTCTTTTCATGGCACTGGCGAAACGCATCGATCTGAAAGTCAGCGTTGTTGGCGATCAAATCCAGATTGAAGATAGTGAAGATATTGCTGATATCAGAGATTATCTTCGTCCGCCAGTAGTTGTTTTGTCAAAGGACAAAGAAAACGCCAGAGCGCTTACTGATGATGACGCCCGCAAGATCGTGAATGCCACTGGCGAAACGTTTGACCGCGAAGTTGAACGTCTTGGCCTCAAAGATAATGAAATAGCTGGTGCCTTCATTCGTTGGCTTGACAGTGCTTCAAAAGCACGGATTGATAGCATTAGAAGATACGCTGCCTTTACGATAACAAATCCGATGATTAAGAAGCTGGTCGCTCTTGGTGATGTGGGTGTGCAGGCAGTGTTGCTATTCAACATTAAAGAAAGCGGGTTTGCCGCAATCAATACCATCGTTCATCTGATTCCGTCTGGTCGGATTTCGAAGTTTGAGCCGTGGTTCGATGCCAAAGGTGTCCGCGCTGACGCGATTCGGTCCGTAGTGTTCATGATGCTTGAGGGTGGTGCCAGTGATGGTACGCAATACTACTATGGTGATGCTGCTGGTAAGCTGTTCAAACGGTTGGATGATAAAATCGGTCTGGATGCGAGCAAAATCCCCGATTCGTCGCCACGCCGAATGATGGCTTTCTATGATGTTGTTCCAAACGAATCGATGGGTGACGCAATCAAAACCAAACTCACAAAAATGGGTTATGGTGTTCGGTTCGAAGAAAAGAAACTGGTCATCGACGTGTCGAAAGATGAGTTTACTCTCATCGATTACTTCAAGCTTCTGACTGGGGGGAATGTCGTACCTGAACTCACTGTTGACTATGGTAAAGTCCAAACCGCGTTTGAAATTCTGTTCTCCGATGCTCGCAGCAGCGAGGAAATTGAGTATCTCAAAGGCGTGTTTGACTATGCCGAACTGGGCAAAATCAAGGATTCTTTGGAAACCGCGATTGCTGGTCGGGATGTGATTAAAGACCTGTATAACTGGATGAGTAAAGGTGGTGTGTCTGTACCGCTTAAGATTGCTAGTATTGTTGAGGAACAAATCGTCAAGCTGATTCCGAACAAAATCGAGAAATTCGGTGATGGCAAGTTGGCTTTGAAGTTTTATTCACGGATGGTTGATCGTGAATATGGTTTGAACTTCGTGCGGATGTTTGGAACCATTTTCTCACGGATTGATATCGACTTCCTTCGTGAAGTCTTCTTGAACAATCTTGCAAGCCCAGATGATGTGGTGCGCGAAATGGTGGAGATTTTCGCTTCTGCTGGGGTTACCCACAGAACTGTGATTGATTGGATGAAGGAAGCGAACGTTCCAACAAAGATCATCATGGGCAAAATCAGTAAGTCGCCGCTCGCCATCGCAGCCCTGACGGTCGAAGAGAAGAAAGAAGTATACGGGACCATTGAAGACGAAACGTATCAGACCATGTTCCTTTCTCATTGTGGTGATGATATCGCAAAGGTGGTTGATGAAGATGAAATGGTGCGCCTCGCAACTGCAGATCACTTTGGACATGTTATCCCAGCGGCAAGGGTAATCTACGACGCATTGCCACCAAACCGACGTGCCGAATGCATCGAACGAATGGTGACGGATACAAGCCACCTGAAAGGCCAGAACCTGAACCGCGCGTTTTTGTTCGATCAGACGTATACGCTGGAAGTAATTCAGCGCATTGGGTCGGCCGATTTTGCAGCAAAATACAGCACGTTCTTCGGGATTGATACGATTGTTGCTGCTCTGCCATCTTCCTTTGTTGATGGCGTTCTGAACAACGAAGATAAGATCAAGCAGTATTCGGAAATTCTGTTGGAAACTGGTGGCGAAGGCCCAGCACAAGTTGCCGCTTACATCAACAAGCATCATGATGTAATAGCATACGTCGGTCTTCTGAAGGCCGCCATCCTGCTGTACGGCATCGACGTGGTTCGTCTGGTTGATAATAACCTGATTGAAGAATCGCTTGGATTGATTGCTAAAGACGTTGCGCTTTCGAAGGTTCTAATGTCGATCAAGGATGATCCGTCTGGCATCAAACCACTGTACAATCTCTCGCCAACGGATGTTAAGAATATCATTAGGTTTAATGATCTTCCTGCACCGAAGGCCCTGAAACGTAAAGTGGGTGAAAGTCCTATTGAATACCTGAACAGGATTAAGGCACCGACACTGGAACGGATTGCGGTTGAGGCCATGCCAGACGATGCCGAAACGCTTGCACGCCAAAGCATCGAGTATCACCGCTTCAACTCTGGTAAGCACGGTAAAATCTTCGTGACGTTTCTGAAGAGTTACAATTACAACGCCAAGAACATCGAAGCGTTTGAGCAGTTTAGAAACGATTTGAGTGAACGCGGTGTTGATAATAACGTCTTTGAGCATGCCTTCCATGGTACAGGTTCTGCGGTTGCCCCGATGATCCTTCGAAACGGCTTCAAGGTTATCAAGAGCAAAGAAGGTATCAAAGCTGGTCGGATGCTGGGTGATGGGATTTATTTCTCCAACGTGCTTGACAAAGTGGCGTCGTATGTCGGGGATATGAATACCAATAACAACGGCTATGGCAGACGGTATGGCACACGCGGCTATATCTTCGAAATGGATGCGCTGTTGGGCGTCCGCGGTGAAGACTACCAGTCTGCTGGCGTTTCTGGTGCAACGTCTGGTGTTTCTGTGATTAGCCCAGAATGGTGTGTGGTTGATCCTAACAAACAACTGCTGATCAAGAAAGTTCATCTGGTGGAAATCACTTCCATGAAAGAACTGGACAGGATCGCCGCGAAGTTGGGTTCTGGTATGATTGGAGAAAACGTTATGGAAATCAAGACATTTAAGCAGCACATCGCCAACAAAGCACCATCGATCAAGGCTTCTTACATCTTCGTGTTCCGCGATGGTAAGATTCCTCTGCTGGACGGTACAGCGGTTTCCTATGAAGATTTTGAGGAAACTGCTAACATCAAGAAGTACATGACGCAATACGGTCCAGCCGTTGAAATGACTGGTGAAGGACTTGATGAGCCACGGTACTTTGACGTCTTGAGCACCACAGCCTTCTTGGCCGATCCAACCAGCGCGAACTTCTACGCTGAAGCTATCCGCAAGTCTATCTGATAGACCCTAAGCCCCCGATCAGGCACCACGCTTGACGGGGGCTTTCTTTTGTGCTATGCTGTAGTCTCAATCATCATTGTGGAGCAAGCATGTCGTTTCCTACACACTTTCACGGTCTGGGCAATGCTATCAACCTTCGATGGGTTGACGATCAAGGGCGCCACCACACCGACCGTATCACTAATTGGGGTCCAACGCTATACACAACCACAAATGAGAAAGATTCTCAATACAAATCCCTGACGGGCGAGAATCTGAAACAACTGCCGTTCGATTCCATCAAAGACGCCAAAAACTTCATTGACGAATACGGTTCGGTGGAAGGTTTCCGCCTCTTCGGTAACGATAACTGGGCATACCAATACGTCGATTCCCGTTGGCCAGAAGAACACGTTTCGTATGATGAGACGAAGATCAAGGTCTACTATCTGGACATTGAGACTGAAGTCGGCAATGAGTTCCCAGAACCGAAACTGGCCTTGCAGAGAATCAATCTCATCACCGTGTTCGACGGCAGTACATTTCACGTCTGGTCCTTCAAGGATACGGAACTAAACGACACCGAGTATGGGTATCCAGTGGTGAAACACTGCCTTAATCGGGAAGACACCATGCTGCGTTCCTTCGTGTCTTGGATGGAAGGCAACCCGCCCGACGTACTGTCTGGCTGGAACAGTGCTGGCTTTGACTTGCTGTACATCGTTCGTCGCGTCCGCTCGCAACTGGGTGAAGACTGGGTGAAGAAGCTGTCGCCTTTCGGCCGCGTGTCTGAACGCGACCACAAGGAAGGTGATGGGGTGGATGTGACGCTTCACGGCATTGAGCACTTGGACTACATGCTTCTGTTCAAGAAGTTCATCCCTGGGGAACGTGAATGGTCGCTTGATTCGGTTGCAGAAGACATTCTGTCGGAGAACAAACTTCACAACCCGTTCTCGACGTTCCGCGAGTTCTATGAAAACGATTGGCCGACGTTCTCCCGCTACAACGTGCGAGACGTTCAACTGCTGGTGAAGCTGGATGCCAAACTGAAACTCATGTCGCTGTGTTTCTCGGTGGCGTACATGACGAAGGTAAACTACACCGACGTTCTGGGCACGGTGAAAGTGTGGGATGCGTTCATCCAGAACTACCTGCGGTCCAAGAACCAGTTCGTTCAAGCATGCTACTCTCCCCCGCCGCCCGCCGACAGGCAGATTGCTGGTGGATACGTGATGGACCCGAAGACTGGCCGCCATGCTCACGTCGTATCGTTTGACGCCACCTCGCTGTATCCGTCCATCATACGCACATTCAACATGTCACCCGAAACGCTTGTGCAGCCAGATGAGTTGCCAGAAGACTTGCGCCCGTGGTTCGATCGGATTCAGATTGATGAAATCGTTGCTGGTGTGGATGAGAACCTTTCTCGACTACTTGAAAGGCACAATCTGTCCATGACGGCAAACGGACAGTTTTTCAGACGCGACAAGGCTGGTATTATGGCGTTTCTAACCAATATGGTGTTTGAGGGCCGTGTTAAGGCTAAGAAGGAAATGAAGCAATGGAAGAAGGAATTGATTGAAGTTGAAGACCAAATAAAGGCAATTGAAAATGAACTTAGACTTCTACGAGGAAATACGTGACATATCCGTTAATCAGCATTATGCCAGCAGATATGTCAGGTTAATGCGCCATTACCAGTCACTGCGACTTAAGAAAGGTGAGCGCCACCATGTATTGCCACGCTCGCTATTCCCAAACTACAAATACAAGCGCGGTAACGTTGTTTGCCTGCCTTACAGGGTTCATTTCATAGCCCACATGATGTTGTGGTTGGCAACTAAACACGAAAAGATGGCAATGGCCCTGAATATGATGGGCAACTTCCGTTTCAAGTCTAGGTCATATGAACGATACAGAACTAGGGTAGTTGCGCAAATTGGACAGAACGCGAGGGGCAGGCGGTGGTTCAATAATCCAGACACAAACGAAACGATTTTCGTTTACCCAGAAGAAGTGCCAGATGGGTTCGTCGCTGGGCTTGGCAAAACCATAAGTGAGGCTACAAGCAAAAGAACTTCTGGCATGTTGTTTTGGTATAGCCCATCGCAAGGCGAAGTCATTCGGGCGAGAGAGCGTCCAGATGGTGATTGGGTCAACAGCCGCGGCCCAAAGTTCGAAGGTTTCTCAAAAATCAACGATGGGATAAAGGTATTTGACTTGAAGGCAAAGAAGAAGTATACTGTGCCACATGGTTCAGTTATGGAGGCATGGCACTTCCCGTGCCATGGCGGCAGGGATGATGACAAGTATGTCTTTGTGAAAGATGGTTCGGTGTATATGACTTCCACCCTGTGCCTTCCAAACCAGTATAGGATCAGATATAAGCAAGATATGTCTGATTATGTGGTTCCGACCATGAGGAATAGTTCGCGGTCTGAACAAAGGACGTTGGAATTTTGTCGGATTCATGCTGGGAAGGGCGTGATTCAACTTGGGTTTGAGATTTATAAACTGAAAGATTTTGAATGGAAGGAATGGTATGTCAAGGGAACGCCAATTACTCGACCAACTAGAAACGTTAAAGAACAGGAAGAAACACTTAGAAAGTTTGGTTTCATCCCTTGATAACAGGCAGGGTGCACTTAAGATTCTGATTAACTCGTTGTACGGATGTACCGCTAGTCGCTTCTTCCGCTTCTATGATTTCCGTCTGGCAGAAGGCATCACCACCACTGGCCAATCGTTCATCCAGCGAATTGGTCATGAAGCGGCCGCATACGTCGATAAGCTGTCTGGCACCACTGGTTCGGCCATCTACACCGACACCGATTCCGTCTATCTCGGGCTGGATGATGTGGTGAAGAAGATCGGTCTGGATAAGAAGCCCATCGAAGAACGGATTACCCCAATCGATGAATTCTGCAAGGCCAAACTGGGTAAGAAGATCGCCGCTTCTTGCGAACGGTTCTCATCCGACCTGAACACATACGAACGTCACCTTGAAATGAAGCGTGAGAAAATCTGTGAAGCAGGTGTCTGGGTTGCCAAGAAACGTTACGTCTTGCTAGCTTGGGATGATGAAGGTGTCCGCTACCACGAACCAAAGATTGCAGTGACTGGTCTTGAGGTTAAGCGCTCTTCCACACCGAAAGTGGTTCGTAAGGCCCTTGGTGACGCCCTGATCGTCTTTGCCAAAGGCACCGAAGAAGAGTTGCATCAGCTAGTGAAGAACGCCAAGCAAGAATTCATGGCATCGCCGCTGGTCGAGATTGCGATTCCGTCTGGTGTCAACGGTCTGAAGGACAAAGCTGATGCGAAGAACATCTATCAGAAGGGTTGCCCGCAGCACGTTCGCGCGTCGCTTCTGTACAATCACTATCTGAAGCAACACAAGATCGAGGGGAAGTACAACCCTATTCTTGAAGGTGGCAAGATGAAACGCGTCCCGCTGGTGATGCCAAACCCGATCAAAGAGAATGTCATTGGCTTCATCGACAAACTCCCAGAAGAGTTTGGGTTGACGCAATATATTGATTTTGATGAACTATTTGAGAAAACGTTCATCCAAGCAGCCGACAGGATTGCACAAGCTGTCGGTTGGACGGTGGAGCCGAAGGCAAGTCTTGAAAGCTGGTTCGGCTGACCGTTCGTCGGGAGTATAGACGGGCACTTGACAAAGCATCGGGTGTCCGTCATACTACCATCACTTTCACAACACGCCTATAGGAAGGCAAACATGAAAACCGAAAACTTCGAACTCGAATACAGCAAAGCTTCCCGCCAGATTGGCTACAAAAAGCATGCTGCCAAACGTAGCTACGTTGAATCGGATGAGAAAGTTAACAAACGCATTCGTTCGGGCAAACTCGATCACGCCCGCTACGAAGCCGCGTTTGACATGGAAGAAGAGTTTGACGGCGCCACGATGCGCCAAATTTACCTTCTGCAACGGGGTTGGAAATGAGCTTGGAACAAATCATTGAATGCGTCCAGACGTACGGCCATCAAGCCTACGACGATTACGACACGTTCTATCTCGGGCGCTATACTGTACGGGACGATGGGACGACACTTAGCGTCGCTTCCGACGATTGGTGTGCAGAGCGGAATGGTGATGCGTGGCACTATAGGGGGATTACGGAACGGGAGTTCAAAGAGTTCTGCGAAGACGGCCTTCCGTCACCGTATTACCCAGTCGAAGAAGCACATGATCTGCTGTATGCACCGAAGATGACCGAAGACGGATACAAGCCGTTCCTTCAGGCACGATCGGATGTTGCAACTGAATTCTCAAAGGTTAAGGTTGTGCGCGGCAAGGAAGACTTTCTGATCTTTGTCGCGTGGTTCGATGGCAACAACTACCATCACAAGAAGTACACGGTTGACACATACGGACACATGCTTAACATTTTCACCAAAGAAACGGAAACTTTGGCAGAAACCCTTGGATATAGGATTGAACAATGATGAATCTGAAACCGACTGTTGAAATCGTTCTTGATGAGAACGTTTCTCTTCCTCGATATGAAACCGCTGGTGCTTCTGGTGTTGATCTGCGCGCCAGCCACGATATCACCATCCCCCCGAATGAAACCCGTCTGGTGAAGACTGGTATTCGTGTTGCGGTCCCGCGCGGGTTTGAACTGCAAGTGCGGTCCCGTTCTGGTCTGGCCCTGAAACATTCCGTGTTCGTGCTGAACGGCGTCGGGACGGTTGATGCCGACTATCGCGGTGAGGTGGGCGTGATTCTGCACAATGCTGGCTTTGAAGATTTCGTCATCGAGACTGGCGACCGTGTCGCACAAGGCGTTATCTGCCCAGTCATCCAAGCCGATTTCGTTCAAGTTGAAGTGCTGTCGGAAACCAAACGCGGTACTGGTGGTTTCGGTTCTACGGGGGTGAAATGAGAATGGATATCAAAGACAAGTTCAACAGCATCCGCAGGGCAATCACCCTGTATGGCGATCTGGAAGACGGTTCGTATCATCTGGGTCATTGGAAGTATACTCCAGCAATGAAAACTATCGCCCACGAAGAAGCTGGTGATGATTGGTCCGCAACTGTGCGCGACGGTGTGGTTATCCTAAAGGGAATCGAAGAATCAACGTTCCTGAAATGGGTGGAATGTGGTGCGGTCCCCGTGCTGACGCTTCTGCACGATGGGGAAGAAGCAATCTCGGAGTTCATCAAAGAGAATACGAAGTTCGCCCAACGGATTCTAACCACGGTGACACCGCACGGTTCGCTTGTGGTATGGTCTACCGACTGGCATGATGTGGTCCACGCACGCATTTTTGGTGAGAATGAGTTCGTCTATGATGTGATGGAAGAGGGCGTAACCGCCCACATCGTCGAAATGTTCCAAAGCAACATTTCCCCGCTGTACGTCTAACCTTTCGTCGCCGACGGGTGGTGTTGACAAAGCACCACCCCACTGCCATAATAACAACCATCGAGACACAACACATGAGGCTGATCATGTACCACGAAGCAACCACGCGAATCATCAGGGTATTTGAACTGGTCGGCTCGATGGCCAGCACCAATCCGAAAATTGCCCACATCAAACGTCTGTTCCATGAACAGTTCACCGTTCGCGATGTGGATAACGCGGCCAACGAAACTCCGCACATTACGGAAGCAGCATCCGAAGGTGCATACCGCCTTGGATACTTCATCGCACCACGGGTAGGATTCAGAAAATGAGAATGGTTCTTGAATGGATCGGTGAACATCACACGATCGCATACATCTCTGGTACAATCGGTTTCCTCGCAGCGTTTGTGCTGTTGAGAGCGGGAAAGCGGCGGCAGAAATGGAACTATCTGTCCATCAACCCCCAGAACCACGAACTGAACATCACCTTTGAGTAAACAACATGTTCACCATTATTTCCGTCTTTGGCATCACTGCACTGGTCCTTCTGGTTGGCATCTTCGGCGACCTTCCATCCGAGCGATGAATGGCGCTTGACAAACAAAAGAACGTCTGTCAGAATACACACCATCAACAACACTTCGGAGTAACACACAATGTTCCCCCTGATCGCCATCGCAGTTATCGCCATCGGTCTTGCCCTGTACGTCGCCGCCGAGGCCAAAGAAGAGCGGTATTCCCGCCCCTTCACCATCACCCACAAGACAGAAGCCCAGTGCTTCGCCAACCCAGATTCGGTGAACACCTTCTTCATCCGCGTGCAGCCGAAGAAACGTGCGCATGACAATGTTCTTCTGGAACTGCCGAAGCACCGCCAACAATACTTTTGGTTCAACAGCACCAAACGTGCCACGCGTGCCGACAGGGCCGCAATCAAACAGTGCCTTGAAGATGCTGTTGCAATCCGTCGGAATGTCGTTGTGGTCGCCCCCAACAAGGAAATGATCCAAGGCGTTCTGAACCTTGGTGTGAAGAAATACGGTTTTAAACTGGTCTAAGGAGGACGTATGTCTCAAGCTGAAGCGGGCAAGGGTTCTGCCCCAAGAAAGAACCGCGATGATCTAGCCTACGCAGAAGGCTGGGATCGCATCTTCGCAACGAAGAAGGAAGAGAAACGGACCACGGATGTTCCAGTGAGAACAGCTCCATTCGGCCAAGAACGGAAGTAAACCAAAGGTCCAGCAAAACACGAATTTCGCCACTGTAATTACAGTGGTTTTGGAGGCGCTTTTTCACGAAAGTGCCTCTTTTCGTGTCCACCCCTTACGAACTACACGTTTTGGCAAACCATCAAAATTCCCCGTGTTTTCGTGGGGCTATCGGCCCGATAGAGAAAATCTATGAAGACGGCTTGAAACCGTCCTTCTGGTGTGCTACAATGACGGTTCGTCAACTAGGAATAGAGCGATGGAAGAGCTTTACGTACAACAAAAGTATCTGATGTTCGCCAGTAGTTCCCTTTCGCAGTTCAAGCGCCGTGGTGATATGCTTTGGAACTTCCGATGCCCCTATTGCGGCGACAGCCAACGGAATCAGTCTAAGGCCCGTGGTTACGTCTATCGGAACAAGGAACGGCTTCTGTCGTATCAGTGCCATAACTGCGGCGAGAACCACAAGTTTAAACGGTTCCTTCAAGATGTGGCGCCGAACCTATATGCACAGTATGTGCTAGAAAGCTTCAAGGGGCAATCCGAACAGCCGCGACTGGAACCAATCAAGAACGATTCTCAAATGGATCAGAAGCCATGGCGGAAGGTTCTGGTTCCAATCAAGAAACTATCCAAGTTGCACCCAGTGCGGGAGTATGTCAAGCAACGGGCAATCCCACAAAGCCAGTGGGGGCGCCTGTTTTATTGCCAGAACCTGCAAGAAGCTGCCCATAAATTGGGCATAGATCAGGTTCTGCCAGAAGATGAGCGGCTTGTTCTGGTTGAGACAGACGCTTTCGATAATCTGATTCTCATCGTCTGTCGCGCCATGGGTCCATCCGATCTTCGGTATGTCACCCTCAAGCTCGACGAAGACGCACCAAAGCTATTCGGCCGCGCGCATGTAGACTATGGCAAACCCGTCTATGTGGTTGAGGGGGCCATTGATTCGCTGTTCCTTGATAACTGCATAGCTTCGCTAGACGCAAACCTGATGGCGGTTCGCCAAGGCGTCCCTGAAACGGCGCAACTGGTCTATGTCTGGGACAATGAACCACGGTCGCCAAACACTGTTCGCAGGATGGATGAAGCAATCGCCAAGCACGCTTCAATCGTCATCTGGCCTTCCCATATTATGGAAAAGGATGTGAATGATATGGTTCTGAACGGGAAAGATGTGAACGAGATCGTCAGGGCCGCTACATATTCTGGAATAGGCGCACGCCTAAAATTCTCAACATGGAAGCGAACCGATGAATACGCAACACGAAGGAAAGCCCCTAGAAGAATCGTTTGACCTGTTCTTCAATACCCTGCAACAGGAATACGAGCGGCGGCTGAAGGAACTGAAGTACAAGATTGGCGAGAACGGCTTCATCAAGCGCGAAGGATGCGACCGTTGCCCAGAAACTGGACGGTTCAAGTCATGGCAATAATCGGAATCGACTACAGCTACACCAGCCCAGCGATTACGGTTCTTGGCGATGACTTCAAGTCTTCCACTGTATACTACATGAACCAGAAGAAGAAGGTGGTCGCACAAGCCCAGAACTATAAAGGCACGCTGATGCTGAAGGATTGGGCAGCCCAAGTGGACCGCTTTGAGAACATCGCCAAGTGGGCCGTTGAATCGATTCGGCCGCACTGGACGGACGGAAGCGCCATCTACCTTGAGGGGTATGCATACGGCGCTGGTGCTGGTCGGGCCTTCGACATTGCCGAAAACGGCGGGATGTTGAAGTATCATCTGAAGCTGGCTTTCGGTGCTTACCCTGTCATTCTTCCACCCACCACCGTTAAGAAACACTGGTGCGGCCGCGGAAACGGGAAGAAGGAAGACATGGTACAAGCCCTAGAAGATAAGGAAGGTGTGAACATTGTCAAGTGGTTGTGCATGGATAAGCTTGACAGTCCAGCCCACGACATTGTAGATTCATACGCTATCGCAGTGACTGGGAGAGATACGCATGGCAACAGCAAATGAACTACTAGCATCAGCAGCGGCAATCGTCGCATCTGAGGCGACTTGGGTCAAATACGACAATGCCACTGACGGTTCTGGTCGGTTTGTTCCAATCGGAAACCCGAATGCGGAAAAGTTCGATGTTTACGGGGCGCTTCTGAAGGCCCACTGGGAAAGTGGCAACAGTTCGTGGGTGGAGTTTCACGAAGCGTATGAGATCGCCCGTAGCCGTATCCCAGCGGATTTCAGAAACCGTGACATTGAAGACTGGAACGATTGGGGGACGTTTGAGAACGCCATTCACGTTCTGACTGGTGGTGGCAACATTCCAACACCGCCTCCGAAACCGAAACCGAAACCAGACCCAGAAATCATCGTAACGGTTCTTGGGACAGAAAACAATGAAGTTGTGGTGTTTGACGGAAACGTCGTGATTCAAATTTAAAGGGATGAAATGGCAACGACATATCAACCAAAGGGCATCGGGGAACTGACCCAAAAGGTAATCCTCGACGGTTCGGAGCAGGTTCTTATAGCAGACGGATTTCAAGCAAAGCGGGCTAGTATCAGCGACGTTCTTGCTGCCGCTGGCCTGTCTCAAGCAGACCGAACCAAACTGAATTCTGCGGTGACTGCGGCTCAGCTGAATACTGCGGTGGACGCTGCGAAGACCCAGCTTGAACAAAGCATCACTTCTGGACTGGCAACCAAAGCGAACGCTGCTGATCTGAACCAGAAGGCAGACGTTTCCTCACTGTCGGCATATGCCACCACGGAAGCGGTTTCTGATCTGGTCAAGAAAGTGAACCAGAAAGCGGATGCTACTGCACTGGCACCACTGGCAACGACGCAAGCACTGAACACGCTTGCAACCACCGTAGCCAACAAGATCGATGCAACAGCCCTAACCCCCTATGCCACCAAAGCGTATGTTGATCAGAAGGTCGGCACTGCATTTGATCCGTCTGTTCTGGAACCAATGGCCACCAAAGAAGCGCTGGAAGAACTGAAAACCGTGGTTGCTGGTAAGGCTGCCAAAACGGACCTGACTTCTCTGGCAACGAAGGATGATGTGAACCAGGCAGATGAACGGATCAAGGCTGATCTTGCCAAGAAAGTCGATGCCGAAGAAGGCAAGGGTCTTTCTACCAATGACTTCACGAATGCCCTGAAAGCCAAGCTGGAAAATATGGCTTCTGGCGCTGGCGGTTCCGCTTCTCTGGATGACGTGAAGGCGACTGTTGAATCAGAAGTCAAGAAATCGATTGGCGCACTGAATCTGGATACTCGTTTCTCTGGCAAGGCGGATGCTACTGAACTGGCGAACTACGTCACAACCACTGATTTTAATGGTTACAAGACGGAAGTGACTGCTGCTCTGGGTGAGAAAGCGACCACGATTCAGGTAAATGCTGCTGTTGCTGGGCTGATTTCGGAAACCACCGCTGACGGCAAATACGTTCTGAAGGCCGATCTTGCCACACTGAAGACGGAAGTCGAAGGTAAAGCAACCGCTACTGATATCACCACCGCGCTTGCTCAGTACGCGACCACGAAAGCACTGACCGACGGTCTGGCAACCAAAGCGGAATCGTCTGCTCTTACTTCTCTGGCAACCAAAGAAGAACTGTCTGGTCTGCGTACGATTGTTGAAGATAAGATTGATGCCTCCGAACTTGATGACTACGAAACCACGGCTGAAGTGGATCGTAAACTTGGGCTGAAGGCAGACGCTTCTTCTCTGGCAAACTACGAAACAAAAACTGACCTAACAACGCGTCTTGCTGGCTATGCCACGAAGGAAGATATCAAGGGTATTGCCACCGATGGTGCTATCAAGTCGATTCAAACCGAACTTGAAAAGAAAGCCACCAAAGCTGAACTGACGGAACTGGCAACCAAACAGGAAGTGCAGAACCTGTCTGGCGTCGTTTCTGGCAAGGCGGATGTGACTGCCCTGACTGGTCTTGCTACCAAAGAGGACCTGAAAGCGAAAGCCGATGTGTCGGCGCTCTCTTCGCTTGCTACGAAGAATGAACTGAATGAAATTAAAGTCGATCTCGACAGCTGTGCTACGAAGCGCGATCTGGCCAGCTACGTCACGTCTTCGGATTTGGCCGAAGTTAGTAGAACCGTTGCCACTAAGGCCAACACATCGGCGCTAGACGATTATGAACGGAAGAGCGATCTTCAAGCGAAACTGGCGACGAAGGCCGACACTTCGGTACTAAGTCGGTACGCGCTGAAAACAGAAGTACCTGCCGCAGTTGATACCAGTACGTTTGCGACTAAAGCCGAACTGAATGGTTATGTCCAGAAAGAGGCTGGGAAGGTTCTGTCTTCAAACGATTACACGAATGCCCACAAGGCTGCAGTAGAAGGCATCGTTGGGAAGACGTTCCTGTCAGCAGAAGCGAACATCAATGAATATAATCTCCATGGTTATCGCATTACAAATCTGCTGTCACCAGTGAAGGCGGAACATGCTGCTAACAAAGAGTATGTGGACGCGCGGATCAACGGTTTGTCGAGCACATATGTTCTGCGTGAACGCGGAAAGGGTCTTTCCGAGAACGATTTCACCGCCGCCCTGAAGAGCAAGCTTGAAACGATCGACACTGCCAACTTTATGGGTCTTCTTGGCCCGTCTGGTGGTTGGGATGCAAGGACGAAAGTTGTTGATAATGTGGCTGACCCCGAGGCACCAGCACACGCCGCAAATAAGCGTTATGTTGATGCTGCAGTCGGAAAAATCGATCTTAGCGGCTACGTGCGGAAAGAAGCTGGCAAGGGTCTTTCTGAAGTCAACTTCACGAACGCCATTCTGAATGATCATAATACGGTTGTAGATGCACTGCGCAATCGTGTTGTAATGTCCAGAAGCACCGTCAACGGCGCCCCGTTTGATGCAGAAAACAGGAACATTGAGCGCGTGCTAGCACCGACCCTTGACCTTCACGCAGCAAACAAGGCATACGTTGATACCGCCATTTCTGGGCTTAATTTGGGAAGGTTTGTTCTGAAGGATGGTAACAAGGGGCTGTCGGAAAACGACTTCACCACCGAGTATCGAAATCAACTAACATCGCTGAACAACTATTTTGGTGGAATGGTTGTGCTTCGACGTGCTGCTAGTGCAACCGCCGCGTTTGATGCTGATGGACGTCGTATTACTGGTCTTGCGGCACCCACAGCACCGACAGATGCGGCGTCAAAAACGTATGTTGATTCGGCGGTCGGCACTGGTTTGACGAAGGCGTCTGTGGGTGCGAATATTGGTCTTTGGGATGCTAAGTCTCTGCGGATTGTGAACGTTCCGACGCCAAGTCAAGCTACGGATGCGGCCAACAAGGCATACGTTGACGGGAAGATCAATTTCTCTGGAACACCACTGACGTATAGCAGTAGTACGGTTGTGTCACAATCGGGTGGCATTTCTGGTTTGGTTAAGAACGTCACCGACGGTGTGCGCTTCCAAGGTGCGACATTGGCCGACACCAATGATGGTCATACGGTGAATGACCATGTTGTTCTGACTGCTGGCAGGCTGCGCGATGTGATTTCACCAGTCACCGCGGTCGGTTCTACAACGGTTTCAACGTTCGCTGCTGCTGGGGCGCTTCGTGTCACCAAAACGATTGATGCAACTGGTCAGGAAATCCGTGGTAACCTTGTCATCGATAGTGCGGTGAACAATCGAAAGAACAACACCGACCCAGTGTCGTATGCGGTGTTCAACGGTTATTTTGTCCAAGGTGGCAACGATCTGCACCTGCCCCGAAACACGTATTTCAGGGCTAATGCTGGTCTGGCAAGTACCAATAGCAGGTATAATAAGGACACGGGCCACGGGTTCATTACTTCGGAAACGAACCCAACAATGTCCAATAAGAACCTGTTTACCGCGTTCCAAGACATTCCGCCGCTGGTTCGTTGGATGTTCTCTGCCTTTGGGTTCAAATCTATCAATACCACCCCGACTGCGGATAGGACGGACAATAAGCAAGGGACTGTCGGGGGTGGCTTCTGGAACACGCCCCCAGGTGGTTCCATTGGCGGTTTCCAGCTACCATCGTGGTTGGGCGGATGGGCCGTGTTTGGTGGGCATATTTCGAACGTACCGACTGGTTTGCTGGTGGATATTGCGTGGCCCGTGTCTGGTGTGACCAGTTCATGGTGCGTGATGAATGCGTTTGCTGGACAAGCAAACTACTTCGCAACGGTTCACCCATCAAAGTTTATGCGTTTTATTCTTAAGAACGCATATAACAGCGGTGAAGCAAGCCAGCGAATTTCCGTGTTCTTCCTTGCAGTAGTCAAAGCTTCAACTTAAGCCCCATGGGCGGTCCATTGGTTAAATACTGATGACCGCCCATTTTCTTAACAGAGATTAACAATGGCCACCACATATCAACCAAAGAACATTACTGAACTGGACCAAATCACCCCAGACGGCACAGAATCGGTTCTTGCCGCCCAAGGGTTCGCCGCAAGACGTGTGACAATCCAGTCAATCGTGAATCTGGTTGGATTCACGCAGGAAGTGAAGGACAAGATTTCCAAGATTCCAGAACTACCTATCCAGCGTTCTGAACTAGATGCGGTGAAATCGCAGATGATTCAGAAGGTGGATGCTTCGGCACTTGCACCGTATGCAACCACCGCCTATGTGGATCAGAAAGTCGGATCAATCGTTGTCCCAGCACCAGACCTTTCTTCGTATGCCACAAAGCAGGAACTGCAGTTGCTTTCGACCGAAGTTGCTTCGAAGGCCACCGTCCAGAACATCCAGACGCTTCAACAAGCACTGAATCAGAAGGCGAACAACACCGACCTAACCACGCTGGCAACGAAACAGGAACTGACACAAGCGACCACGCGTATCAAGGCACTGGAAGATCGTCCTAGCGGTTCGGGCGAATCGTTTTCTGGGAATATGGGCGGCAAGGCCATTGAGAATGTGGGCCAACCGACCAAACCAGCGGACGCCACCAATAAACAGTATGTTGATTCGGCTGTTGCCGCTGCGGGTGAGAATGCTTATCAACGGGCGAAAACGTATGTTGATACCCGCCCCAGTGGTTCTGGTGGTCTTTCAGAAGCTGCGGTTGACCAGAAGATTACCCAAGCAACCCAGCCGCTGGCCAAAACGACGGACGTGACCACGGCACTTTCTGGAAAGGCGAACGCTTCAGATATCCAGATGCTGCGGACGGAACTTGGGCAGAAGGCGGATGCTTCGGCCATTCCGAACGTATCGAGTTTCATCACAGCCGCAGCCCTGACGCCCTACGCGCTGAAGACAGACATTCCAACTGTTCCTGATGTGTCTGGGTTTGCCCGCAGGGATGAGATTCCGAACGTTTCTGCTTTTGTTACTGCCGCTGCGCTCCAGCCGTATGCGCTTCGGTCTGAACTCCCGCAAATCCCCGATCTGTCGGGTTATGCGCGTAAGTCTGAACTACCAGCCCCAGTTGATCTGTCTGGGTATGCCTTGAAGACGGAAGTGCCGTCCGTTTCTGGTCTGGCCACAAAGGCTGAACTGGCCGACTACGCCAAGAAAACGGACATTCCAGAAGGCCAAGACCTGTCGCAGTATGCCAAAAAGTCGGAACTGCCTTCTGTGGCTGGCCTTGCCTCGAAACAAGAACTGACCGACGGGCTTGCTGGAAAGGCGGATTCGACGGCCTTGGCCAACTACGCACTGAAGTCAGAACTGCCAGCCGTGCCAGACGTTTCACGTTTCATCACGGAAGATGCCCTTGCGCCGTATGCCAAGACCGCCGACATTCCTTCTGTTGCTGGTCTTGAAACGACGAAAGCGGTTGATGCGAAGCTGTCTCAATACGTGAAGAAGACGGAACTTCCTGCTCAACAAGACCTGTCAGCTTACGAAACCACTGCTGAAGTGGATCGGAAACTGGCGCTGAAAGCGGACCTGTCGGCCATCCCGTCTTTGGCGAACTATGCGACTAAAGATCAGATTCCCGATACGGCGGTGCTGGCGACCAAAGAAGAACTCAAGACATACGCTCTGAAAAGCGAAATTCCGCCAGCGGTTGATACGTCTTCTTTCGCCACAAATGCTTCGGTTGATGAGAAACTGTCTCAATACCCGAAGAAATCGGAAATCATTCCAGCACCAGACCTTTCAAGTTATGCGACGCTGGCCGTGACGGATGGTCTTCAGTCACAAATCAACAAGAAAGTTGAACAGTCTTATGCTGACACAACGTATGCGGCTAACCTTACGGTCAATACGAAAGTTACCCAGTGTCTGACTGATGCGAAGGCATATACTGATCAGAAGGTTGCTGCACTCGGTGGGGGTGGCGGCGGGCAACAGCCAGATGTTTCTGGTCTTGAAGCCAAGATAAAGCTGTATGTCCAGTCGCGGGTGGGCGGGCTGGTGACGAACGGAACTGGCCTGCTAAAGAACAATGAGAACTTCTCTCAATTCACGTTCGACCCAGCGGAAGCGTATAGCGGATTCGGTTCGTTCAAAATCACTGGTTCCAATCAGGTCACCACGATGGATGAAGTGATCCCCGTTGACCCAAACGGAACCTATGAGTTTTCGTTTGCAACAAAGGTTGAAGACGGTACCAAAACGACGAAGATGTATGCGCTAGTGGATTGTCTGGACATTGACGGTTCGCAGATTCTCCCAATGCACGTCAAGACCTACGCCGTCACGCTTGCTGAAGACCTTGAAGCGGCAGCGACTACCATCAAGATCATTCCCGAAGACGTTGCCAAGCTGAAGGCAGCTGCTGGCTGGCGGTGGGGTAGCGGAGAGTTGATGTACATTGCCAACGGAAAATACACCAGTCAGTCGGGTTACCACTACCCAGAAGGCACGTATTCGAGAAACATTCTCAACGGTTCTGGGGTGGCGAACAACAAAACCACGCTTTCGGATGACGGTACGTGGGTGATTGGTTCTTCTCTGGTGGTTTCCGAAACTATCAAAGCTGGCAAGAAACTGATTGTGTCATTTGATGGTGGTGTTTACTCATACTGGATGACGAACGTTCGCGACGCGGTCTTGACATATGACTGGCAAGTGTTTACACTTAAAGAACAGATGAGCAAGGTTCTGCGGCCAGCAACCGCCACAATTAAGATTGGCTGGTGGGCGAACCGCGGTCAAGCCAACACCACATACATTTCTAACGTGTCATTCAGGCAGGTGTGAGAATGATTGATGTTTCTAAATTTGGGGCGGGCGGTGATGGTACGGACCAAACCGCCCAGATCAGAACCGCGATGAATTCTGCCCAGAAGGGGGAGATTGTTCACTTCCCAGTCGGTCTGTACAAGATCAAAGGTGAAGTGTCCATTCCCCCGAACGTTGGTGGGATCGAATGTGCAGATGAAGCGGTGTTCACGCTGGATGCCAGAGAAACACGTTGCGGGTTTCTCTGGCGGTCGCCGACAAACGTCTTCTGGCGCGGTGGATCGTTCATCGTCCTTGGGGCATACGAACACCACGAAGCGGCAATCCACTGTCTCGATGCCGATGGGCTGGAAATTACTAACGTTAAATTCCGTGGCGACGGCCCAGACGATCGGATGCAGAAGGGTGCGGCGGTGTTTGTCCGTGGTCGCGAGAAGCCAGCGAGAAACATTCTCATTACTGGATTGGATATCAAGTCGCTGATTGGTACGGACAAGTCGACACCAGTACCACTACGGATCGATGGGAAACTCCCAGGTGTCCAACGGGACCATTGGAAGGCAACCAAAACGCCGCTTGCGTCAACTGTTTCTCCACAGAACATCGTGGTCAGGAACAATCTGGTTGACGGCGGCTACTATGGGTGTGACTTTTCTGGCGTTGAATCGTCCGTCATCGAGTTCAACACGTTCCAGAACAATACCCGCGGGGTGTCCGTCCAAGACTGCAGCAACTATAACGTTATCCGTTACAACACCATCAAAGAGAACGTTTCTGCTGGCATTCACCTTGCTTATGGTTCGTCATACAACGTGGTGGCACACAACAGCCTGACCAGCACCAAAGCACACGGCGAAGGTATGCTGCAAGCGTATGTTGCGGCCAAATACAACCGTTTCGAAGGGAACTATACTCACTGCGAAGGCGTAGGTGCGAAGTATCACTTCTACACTGGGATTCATGCCGACGGAAACCAGTGTGTGGACAACGTGTTCTCTGGGGTTGCTTCCCGCGCCTTCATAGCAGCAGAATCCGACTGGGACAGTACACTTCCATTCACTTACCATCGGGCGTTCAATGCACCAAACGATGACCACTATGCCAACTCTGGTACAAAGGACGTTCTGTTGATGAGAAATGTTATCAATGGCGAGGGGCTGAAGGTGGTTCTTGGGGCCATTGGGGCATATCCGCTGGAAGTGGTGTACAAAGACAAATACGACGTAACACGGATTGGGGAACCGACCGTGCGATGAACGGACGGGCCATCTTGACGGGTGGCCCGTTTTCTTTTATACTATCGCTTTCCTCTCTTGGGAGATTCGTATGTACAAAGAATTTGAGATTGACGGCGTGAAATACTTTTACTGCACCATTGGTCAGAAAGTGGTGTGTCCAGACACGCTTGAACTGGTGGGCGCCACCGAGGGCGTCTATGAAGTCAATGGCGTCAAGCTGGATGAAGCAACCGTTCTTGGTCTGGTGCAGGAATGATCCGCTACGCTGGTCGGAAGTTTCATCTAGAACTGCAGATTGAAGAACTTCTGGTCGCTTCTGGGAAGCCGCGGCTTGCAGAACTCTTTGCAGGCAGTGGTTTCATCACATACACTACAACGCTGAAAGCCGATGTGCTGTCAGATGTGGATGAACGGCTTCTTAACTTTCATCGGTGGCTGGCGACGAAGGACACTACGGAACTCATACAGTGTCTGAACAAACGTTTGGGTGACTGGGGTGGAACGAAGGAAGAATACGACGCCCTAAAGGCATATGTGTTCGGTCAAGAACCAATCCTTTCCCCAGAATACGTTTCGGCATGGGTCTTCTATGGTTCCGTGACATTCGGGCGTTCGTTCGACAAGAACAAGGGGCCAGCAAGGAATGAACGTGGCGGCAAGATCGAAACGGACGGAATTCCACAGACGTGTAAAGATTTACTGTTTGTAAAACCAGAAACATCACGGATCGTCTGTCGGGGTTATGAAGAAGCACTGAAGCACACTTCGCCAGACACCCATGTTCTGTTCTTGGACCCACCATATCCAGAAACGGATAGCGGTTACTACAAGGAAGACGCTTGGACCCTTGAACGGATTCAAGACATTGTTGACGGCCTTATCAAGAAGGGCTATCAAATGGTGGTGACACTGAACAGGCAACTTAGGGGCCTTGATCTGGTGCATGCTGTCACGAAGACCAGCACGAAGAACAGCTATGGTCCAATCAAGCAGTTTGACGACCTAGTGATGACAAACATTCGGCGCCCGACGGTCGATTTCTGGGGCTGATTGGTAAGATTTGTAATAAACGTAACAACCGCCCGTCAGACCAGATGAACGGTCTTGACGGGCGTCTTCGTATGCATCATAATGGCATCACTTTCAACAAACCCCGAAGGGGACACAAAATGCAAGCCAAAGCCCAGAACATCCACGGCGCACGTTTCCAACACACCTTTGAAAACATGTGCTGCTACGCCAAGGGAATCGAGCGGAATGCCAGCCTCCTTGACTGGGTCGAACTGACCACGACGAACCGCCCGAATGCCGAAGGCATGATTGATGTGCGGTACCGCGGCAACCAATACTTCATCGGCGGTTTCGGCGAACGGTACTTCATCGCCAACCCAGCCGAAGATTGGATCGTGGTAGAAGGTGCAGTGTCCCCGATCTTCTACAACACGACGGCAGCAAAATTCGAAGACATTGACGGCTACAAGTAAAGCAAGACAAGACGGTGGGGCTTGACGGCCCCACCAAAACAGGGTAGAATGGCAACAATGAGTAGTTGGATACCGAAAGAACGGAAGGAACAGAAACCTTCCGACACATCGAAACGAAACAACCGCGACTGGTTCTAATCTGGGGTAAGCAAAATGAAAGCATGGTATCTGGTGGTTCGTGGTGGTCTGGCTGGCAAGTGCTTCGAGTTTGACCACAGTCTTCCGAACGGTCGGTCGGTGCTGAAACGTGAGAACCCCTTCATGTCCGTAGAAGTGGCTGATACTGACATGATCCGTATCACCACAAGCGAACTGCAGACGTGGCTTCTGAAGAAAGAAATGCGACTGGAGGAAACCAAATGATTGGTATGGAACTGTCAATCGGTGACTGGGTGTTCATCAAGAAACACCCAAATATGGGCCGCGTTGCGTGTGTGGAAGGTATTGAAGCGGTGAATCCAGACGGCACGCTTCTGCTGACACTGACGGGACCAAACCTTTGCACGGACGCTGGCATCCCGTCGAAACGTGTCGTGGTGTCCACAAAGGACATAGTGATGATTTCCCCGAATCACAGTATCCGCACAATGCTGAAACTTGAAGCGGAACTGATGGGCCACACGAACCGCAAGGCTGGCGGAAAATGAAAGAGAAACACAAACGGCTTTACATGCGGATTGCTGGTACGGTCGCATCCGCATCCACCGCAGAGAAACTTAAGGTGGGCGCCGTGGTGGTCAAGGATGATCGTATCCTGTCCATCGGCTACAATGGTACACCCCCAAACTACGATAACGTCTGTGAAGACGTGGTTGATGGTCAACTAGTAACCAGACCAGAAGTCATCCATGCTGAACAGAACGCCATCTACAAGATGGCCCGTGACGGGCAGGCCGCAAAGGATTCCGTGATGTTCGTCACGCACGCCCCTTGTATGATGTGTGCTCGATCCATTGCCACGTGCGGCATTTCCAAGGTATACTATGGCCATGCGTACAGAGATTCGTCTGGTATCGAGTTTCTGTCCAAGCTTGGTGTCACCACCGAACAAATGGAGATTGGGTCATGGGAGTAAACAAAGAAGCACTTACACGGTTTGCAGTGCTGGCAAGCATTGTTGATTGGTACGGTGTTACGTTTGAAGACACCGAGGCTTGGACCATCAAGCATCTGGATGATTTCTGTGTCGTGTGGGACTATATGAACCAGTCATGCACGCTGTCATATGATGTTGATGGCCATCAGTGGTCGGTTCATCGTGAAGACATGGGTCTAACCTACGATGGCATCACCGAAGGCGATTTCCTTATGGTGGTTGCCGACCCCTGGGAACCAGTCTCGACTATCGAAGCTGGTGACAAAGACGAATCACTGATAATTGAAGGTTTCACCTACGGTTTGAAACTGCTTCTGAATATTGGTGGTGTTCGCCCGTCCATCCGTCTATATGGCGACAAAGAAACCTTTGCGGTGGTCTTTGTTGGATATGCCGTGACGAAGATTTTTGTGATGGATTCTAGGCTGGATGCAGAGAAGATCATCAAGAAACACCTTGGGCCAATCCTTGAGGCAGCCTTCGACAAAATCGAAAATTAGACCCTATAAAACAAGGGGTCAAATGAGCACTTTTGCACGTTTTTGGTTGCGCTAGGGTGGTGACACCACTGAACACGGTCAAAATCGATTTTGTTCAAAACACCCTAAATTCCAGTGTCAAATTTTGGACAAAAAGAAAGGCCCCAAGGATCGCTCCGAGGGGCCTAATTTGTTTCTACCGTTATTACTTTCGCTTCTGAACCGTGATTGAATGTAGTGCAATCACCGCCTCCAATTCACCAATCCGTTTGTCACTTTCGCGAAGCTGATGCATCAGACTAATGTTCTGCGCGTGAACTTTGTCAAGTTGCACACGGGTATACTCAAGCTGTTCTGAAAGCGCCTTGACTTGTGCCATAAGCGTTTCAACTTGCATCTTGTGCATTTCCACATCGTTTCGCCGCTCTTCCTGTTCAGTTTTCTTGTATCGCAGATACGTTCCGACGCCAAGAAGGAAACAAGCAACAATGACGCCAAAGCCTTGGGGTAGTAGTTCAAGGAGTTTTGCTCCCTGAAAGATCATGTCCATCTGGTTCCCCCGTTAGTTCCAGCGCGCCTTGACAAAACGCCAAACCACGCTATAATGCCATGACGTTGTATTTATGAACACATGAACAAACTGTTAAAAGGAGTTGACAATTGTTCAAGAAAACTTTACATTCTGGCGGCAAGGAAATGACCGTCGGTCTGGTCGGAATGCTGATCTTCATCGGATTCTTTGTGCTTCTGACCGCTTTCGTCCTCACCCAACTTTGGGTGACATTCGGTGTATTCGGCATCATTTTGTTCGCACTTCTGACGGTTTCCGTTGACGCTGGTGGCAGAACATATGAACTCCCGATCCCACACAATGTCAAGCTGTTCACGCTACTGACCATCATCGTAGTTGCGGTGGTGGTAAATCAGATCAAGGGGTAATTGCAATGAGCGTAGTTTCCACAATCCAGCAGCTGGCCGCCACGTCTTCCAGAACCGACAAGATTGCCATTCTGAAGAAGGCAGACAAACTCTTCCAACGGTTCCTTGTGGCCGCCTACGATCCAGTGGTGTCGTATGGTGTCATCCAGATGCCAGACGTCCATGGCGATCTAGAAACATTGGAATCGAATTCTGGTTTCATCCTTGACGAACTGCTTCCGAATCTGGCCAGCCGCAAGCTGTCTGGGAAGGCCGCACAGACTGCAATCGAACAAGTTCTTCTGAAGCTTAAAGCCGAAGATGCGGATGTGTTGAGAAACGTTATCAGGAAAGACCTGCGGTGTGGAATCAACACTGGTACTATCAATGCCGCCATTAAGGGACTAATCTTCGAACCACCGTACATGCGGTGTTCGCTGAAGGACAAGTCCAACATGAAGAAGTGGAAGTGGGAGGATGGCATCATCAGTCAGACCAAAGCGGACGGGATGTTCATTAACGCCATTGTTGGTGTCGATGGTGTCCAATGGATGACGCGCAATGGCCAGACGTTTCCAGAAGGTTCTTTGGGAACGGTTCTCAACTCGGAAGCACTGCGTGTTCTGGAACCGAACCGCGTGTATATGGGTGAACTGCTTGTCATCGAGAACAACGCTGTTCTTCCGCGTGAAGTTGGGAACGGCGCCCTGAACTCGGTGCTGAAGGGTGGTTCGTTCGAACCAGACCAGCAACCGATTCTGAAGGTGTGGGATGTGGTGTCGGTGGGAGACTGGCGTACTGGCGGTTCTGTGTACGAATACAATCTGCGTCTGGCCGACTGTAAGTCGATCCCCGAAAGTCAAGTCATTACCGTCATTGACACGATGTACGTCTATTCCATGCGGGAAGCAATGGTTCACTATCGCCAACTGGTTGCACAAGGGGAAGAAGGAACCATTCTCAAACACCCAGAACTTCTTTGGAAGGACGGAACAAGCAAGGATGCGGTGAAGCTGAAGGTTGAAGCTGATGTTGACCTTCTGGTTGTTGGCTTCGAGCAAGGCAGGGGCAAGTTTGCTGAAATGGTGGGCAGCCTGACGTGCGAAACTGCCGATGGCGGCATCCGTGTGAATGTGTCTGGCTTCACGGACGGCATGAGAAAGCACATCACGGAACATGTTCAAGAATGGATTGGGAACAAGATCATTACCGTTCGGGCAAATGACACCATGGCTGGAGAACCAGTATCTTCGCTGTTCCTGCCGCGGTTCGTTGAAGTGCGGGAAGACAAAGACACACCAGACACCACCGCCAAGGTCTTTGAAATCTTCGCCGCCTGTCGCTGACGAACGGCCTTGACAAACGAAGTGGTTTCCTTCAGAATACACACCATCGAAACCAAACACCACTAGGTGCTACGATGCAAATCAAAGAAAGCCACTTCCAACACTTCATCCAGCTGAAAGACGCCATCAAGGCACAAGCGAAGGATACTTGGATTGAAGAAGGTGATGACGGTTGCATTTGCTGGGATCAGGGAGAATGGTTCCTGACTGTGAAGAAGGACGGTTCAGAACAGGAAATCAGCTTCCACCCTGTGGATGGCCACAACATTGATGACGTGTGGGTTGTGACGTATCTTCCCTTCCGCGGTTCCATGGAATATACCATGAACCACACCGAATTTCTGGAGAAAACTCTGTGAAGAAGGCGTATGTGACGGTTGGCATAAGCGCGTCGGGGAAGAGCACCTGGGCGCGCGAGAAAGCCAAGGAAACGGATGCTCAGATCATCGAGCGTGATTGCATCAGGAAGGCCATGATGATCAAGGCTGGAATCAGTCATGATCTGGACTGGTCCCAGTGGCGGTATGACTGGGAGCGCGACGTTACGAAGACGTGGGAAGGGCTTCTTGATTCTGCTCTGCAGTCTGGCCGTGTTATCATCATGGCCGACACGAACCTGAATGAGAATCGCCGTGCCGTGCTGATTCACACGCTGACCGAAGCGGGGTTTGATGTGGAAGAGAAGGTCTTCGACATTCCGCTTCAGACCGCAATCAGGCGCGATCGTGCGAGGGGCTTGCGTTCGGTCGGTCAGGACGTTATCATGAAGCAGTATGTGCAGTTTGCCCAGCAGTTCAAGCCCCAATACGTCTACACCAAAAACTACATTCCGACTGTGGTTCTGTCTGGTGTCGGTGAGAATCCGTTTGAAGGCAAGCTGGTCGGGCTGAAAGTTGGGAAAGATTCTCGACGCGCGCAGTTCGTTTCACCCACAAGCAACAAAGAAGAGCAACGGGACTGGCTTGAAAATATGCTTGACAGCGGCGCACTCAAAGCGTATACTGTTGAAAGTGTCATCGAGACCGATCCGATTTCAGCGGTCATCTGGAAGTCTCGCGGTTTCAAGAACGTTTTTCATCAAGTCTAAGGAGTATTCGTAATGTTCGTACAGAAAGAGTATGTTCTCTCCCGTCTGGGGCAGATTCTCGAACAAATCGAGAAAGTGGAACCTGATTACATCGCTCTCGAAGGCACACCGACCGCCTTCCGCGATATCAAAACGAATCTGAAATACCTGATTGGTGATCTGCACTTTGCACCGAACAGCAAGCTTGTAGCAGACGTGAACTCTGGAAAGACGTACTATTTCCACAAGCGCTACTACGAATCCGACGGCTTTGGGGGCCGTCGTGTGAAAGCGACTGGTGGTCTGTGCATCGGGGCACGGATCGTCGGGGACGAAATCTACTTCGGTTTCTGTGTCACCCCAGAAGACAAACAATACAACAAGATTTTCTCGCGCGAATTTGTTAATTGCGAACTTGGTGATGTGACTGTCAAGGAAAAACTCCCGAAGAACGTCGAGAACATCCCTGAAATGCTTGAAGCGGTGGTTGACGATGTTCTGTGTGACCGCGGCACGGTTCGTTACACTGGTCAGCGCTTCGAAACGATCAAACGGATTTACAAAGAGGTGAGGTGGTAATATGGACGTTCAAACCAAATTTCGGATTCTGAAGCTGGTCCTTGAAAACTTCGGCTTCACGGACTTCATCAACCCACACAAGCGCGAACTTGGTCTGGTTCGCTACAACCCAGATAACAACGAACTGGAAAGCGTGGCCGAAAGCCCACTTGGTGGGGCCGAATGGACGATCTGCCAGTTTCCATCTGGTCTGATCCGTGCCTGGGGTCTGCGTCATATCGGACAGTTTGAAACTGTTGATGTGGGCGATGTGATGCCAGTTGTGCTTCATACTGCGGATTTCTCGCTGAATACCACTGGCCTGCAGCCGCAGGCGCTTCTGGCAAACGGTAAAGTGGTCTATGAAGCGGGCAACCAAAGCTTTGATCTGGCCATCATCGATGTTGACGGTAGCGAGTATCTGCAGTATGTCAATCATGAACAAGACGAACTGTTCATCTGGCAATCGGATACGCCAATGTTCCTGAAAGATTTGGCCTCACTAATCACGCAGGCAACCAAATGATCATCATCGATAACCGCGTCAAGTTGGAGGCTAGCCAATCGTTTGATGCCACTTATCAAGCGATCATCGAATACGGCGGCTATAAACTGTATGGCGAATGGGATGCTGCGGAAACCACACTTCTACTCTTCGACATGAGGGGCCTTGGGCAGACGTTTGCCGTCTTTGTTGAAACCAAAGATAAGCGTGTATTTGCTTGTGGCATCGGACCGCGGGAAGCGGAAAAAGTGATTGAAACGTATAGTGAAGACGAAGACGTAACAATCAGTGCTTGTGAACGGGTTCTTGAACGCAGCGAATGATACCAAAGACCGCTTGTCTTCCCGATGAACGGTCTTGACAAAGAAGCCAAGCTAGTTCAGAATACAACCATTGCATCAAACAAAGGAACAGCCAAATGAGAACGCTTCTCTTCATCGTGGTGGTCATTGGTACACTGGCAAGCCTGCAAACGTGTATGATGGCACGGGTTGCATCCGACTACAAAGACACCATCAACGAGCGGGTTTATAGGACTGGCCGCCCAGTGGCCGATGCGGTTCTGAATGCCCAAGAAGCACTGCAGTATCTGGAACAACACAACTGATCAATTCGGAGTAAGCAAAATGAGAACGATTCTTGAATGGAAAGAAGTGAATGTTGCCCCGAAGGGTAAGAAGCCCGTTCTGGTGCATCACGTGAACAAAGCGACGCACACCAAATGGGAAGATGCCCGCAAAGACTTCAATCAGCGTTTGGAAGGGATTCTCGGGGCTGGTTATCAGACCATCGATTCCCGCTGGGGTGATGAAGGTAAGCTGATTGAGCACTACCGCACCAAAACGGGTGATGTGGTGGTCCACAACGACGGGAACGGAACCACAGTGTACGCAATGGGTGAAAAAGAGGCCACCGAATATGTGGCTGCTGTCTGGGAATGGATGGAGTAATGATCATGGGCGAAGTTAAAGCATACTCAATCACGGGTGTCAGCCCGAAGCATGTTGTGAACGTCTTTGAAGCACAGTGTGAAGACTTCTTTGATGGTAACGTGAAGACTGAATGCATCTTCACCACAGAAGCCAACGACGATTCGTGGTGCGTCACATTCTACCGCCGCTACGATGGTCGGAAAACGACGTATGGTGTGCTGGCTGAAGTGCAGACGGGAGAAGGGCACGGCGAATGGTTCAACACCTTCCGTGTGGCCGAACGGTTCTCCGACGCAATGCGGGCTTACAACCTGCTGGTCTCTGATCTAACTGAAAACGGGGTGAACGCATGACACCAGAACGCTTCGATGAGATCGTTTCTCAAATCCGTAGAAACGGTCAAGAATTCACTGTTGCCCAGAAACGGATTCTGATTGCCGCCCACAACTTGCAACGGGCCGTGCCGAAAGTCTACGACGGCCTTACTGGTCTGTATGTCGGCCACGATCAAGCATACGATGTTCCGTACATCGGTCATGTGGTTGCAGAAGGCGTGACTGTACGTCTGCCCAAACGGAACTTCGTGTTTGATGGTCTGGATGTGGAATCATTCTTCGAAGATGCCGAACTGATCGGCCCCGATGAATGCTGAAGTAAACCGACGCCTGTCGGACCCGACAAACGGGCTTGACAGGCGTGTTCGTATGCGTG